AACATTGATGCCTATCTCTGGTACTGTGAATTCACTGGCTCTCATTATCGTTAATCATCTCTTATATAATTGTGCTGTATCTTCTGTAAATCCAAGATCAAGAACTACCGGTCTATTATTATAAATGCCCCAGTTGCTTGGGTTATTGAAATCACCTAACTCAATAGTGCTTGACATTGCTAACTCTGCTAATTCTTCTGCGTAAGTACGGAATATTTCATAATCTTTTTCGGTTGGTTTAAATTTAATTTCAGTTCCCCTAAAATATACTTCTTTAATTTTCTGATCATCCATATCATAACGACCTTGCATGCCTACGAGATTTCTAACTTGATTCATGAACAAATACATAGTTGGAGTATGTAATAACTTTTGTAGTGTATCACCTCTTACTTTCTTAGCGAGTTCTGTTTGTAACCATACAGGACGCTTGTTTGCTTTATCATAATCAATCAATGGTATGACGATTGGTAATTTACCGCTATATCCATCTTCAAGTATCTCAACTTCTGCTTCATTCTGTGCTAGACCTTTAGCATTTTTTGCTACTTTTAGCACAGTTGGACGACCTTCATATTCAATAGTCATAGCAACACGGCTACTACCTGAACCTATTCTTTGTGCTTTTGATACAGCATATTTGATACGATTTTTAAATGTCTGGCGTAAGTTAAGTTGCTCTTTGTCCCAGTCGACTGGAAGAGGCATCTCATCTATTTTTTTGTCCTTGATATTAAATTGACTGAAGCGCATCAGTGGATAAGCAATAAACTGCTCAATACATCATTACGATTAGCTGCATCATCACCATCACCTGGCTTTACGATCACATTATATTTGCCTTTTGCTTCTGGATCTTTATCTACAGGCTTTTTCATCATCTCATCATAAGTGATTACTGATTCAGGCTTAAGGCTATATTTGATAGCAATACGATCCTTAACAGCCTTTTCTGATTCTGGATTCTTGTATTGCCATTTACCGTTTTCATCTTTTTCTAATGCATCAACAAATAGTTCTTTAGGGACAACACGGCTGTTTTTAGTCTTTACAAAATCAATTTTCTTTTCTTGGCTAGTGGCTGCGCCCTGGCTAAAGTTCATCTTAAAATTGTTTGGACGATCTGCCTGTGCAACTGAAGCCATTTTAGTATATGCATAAAAGTCAACATCAGGATGCTTCTTTGCAACATCATAGGCCATCTCTAAGTATTGCGGGCTGAAGAAATCACCAGCATCATGCCAACGCACTACAACCTTGGTGTTCTTTTTTCCATATTTCTTTTCAGCCGTGCTAATCTCTTCACTAAGTTTGCCCATGAATCCTTCTGGATCATTGTACAAGAAATTTAACATCCTAGAACTACCAAGGCTACTAGCTTTCCATTGTACATATCCGCCCTTCATAGCATAACAATATGTCTTACATGCACCTGCTCCAGGACAAGTATCAATAACTATAAATTCACCCGTGTCTTCATCAACAGCAAGTCCCTTTAGTGCTGGGAGACCGACATTAAAGAAAATGCTTGATGTGCCATCGCTATGTTGCATTTTTTCGTTTTGCTTGAGTATCTTGGAAGGACGCTCACTGAAAGTCTTGCGAAGGGCGTCTAGGTCATATTTCTTACCTTCGTCATTGACGATAGGTATATTGCCGCTGTGTATATATGGGCGTTGATATTTGTCCTGTTTCTCTTTACTTTTGCCTATAATTCTGTCAAGATATGCTGTAAGTTCATCTTTATCAAATTTGCGACTAGTGACACCAGTTAATTTGGCTTCTTCAACATCATCATTACCCTTACCTTCGCTGTCTACGAATTGGTCCAGGCTCATGACTTTGAGGTTTTTGCTAAATGGACTAGCGCCCTCGGTTACCAATCTGATAAGTTTTCTGATATCCATGTTGACATTCTCACAAAATTATAGTATTATTTATCAATATGTCTTTTAACTCAAATATCCATCGTATAGGCTTTGCCTGCAAATGGGCAGAGATTAACAACAAGGGCGAGATCGTCAGTGAAGAAACTACTAAAACTGGCGGTACTACCCATGCCTGGGCCAAGCGTCAAAAATCACGCAGTATGGTTGAGGACAAGATCATTGAAATCGCTAAACGCAATATAACCAATACGCATAATCTTGTTAAACGGGTAGCAACGCTTGAGCCAAGTTTGCGTATGGTTCGCCTTACCAGTGATATGTTTACATTTTATACACTGCCTGAATACAAAGACTTTTGGCAAACTAGCGAGGTGCGTACATTGCTAGAACGTTGGCTAGCGCCCATAGGCGAGACTGCTAGAATGCATGATGTCCGTCTATCATCACATCCTGATCAGTTTGTTGTTCTTGCTAGTGATCGTGAGGAAGTAGTAAATAAGAGTATAGAGGAGTTTGAATATCATGCTGATATTGCCAGGTACATGGGTTACGGTAAACGATTTCAGGACTTTAAGATCAACGTACACATCTCAGGTCGCAAAGGTCCAGCCGGTATCAAAGACGTTCTCAGCAGACTTACTGCCGAGGCACGGAACGCAATCACAATCGAGAATGATGAGATATCATGGGGAATCGATGCAAGCATCGAACTCGCCAACGATCTCGCTTTGGTGCTAGACATACATCATCATTGGGTCAAGACAGGTGAATACATACAAGCCAGCGATGATCGTATTAAACATTTTATTGATAGTTGGCGCGGCGTTCGCCCTGTCATACATTTTAGTACATCACGCGAGGATGGTGTCATTGACCGCAATACATCCGAACGACATGACCTTAATCTACTATTAGAAAGTGGCTACAACAAGCAGAAACTACGTGCGCACAGTGACTACTTTTACAATAAGGCCATGAACGATTGGGCGTATACACATTGGAGTTGGGCTGATATCATGTGCGAAAGCAAGGCTAAAAACTTAGCCAGCTTCAAACTTTACGATACATATAAGACATATGCTTGACAAAATCAAAAAACTTTTGGGAGTGAAAACTAAAGAGCCAAGGCCTGAGCCTCCGAGCGAGGCTGCTCCCAAACCCAAGAAAGAAAGAAAGCCTCGACAGAAGAAAGTAGTGAATCCAAAAGAAGTAGCTAATAAGATAGGCGAGCCATATATTGCTATAACCAAAGTCCATGTCAATCCAAATGATATCAATAATGGTGCGTTTGAATTAGACTGGAACGACAAGTTTCTTTCTAACCTTATCAAGCAAGGTTATAAGATCAGACCTGACGATACTGATAATGAGATTGTAGATCGCTGGTTTCAAACTGTATGCCGAAATGTTGCATTAGAAGTTTATGAGCAAGAACAGGCTGACCCTGAAAAACGGATAAGAACTGATATCCGTGTAGTTCAACAAAAAGATTTGGGCAACGGTCGTACCGAAATAAGTTGACTTTCGTAATCACCTAGTATAATATACGCATATTATATGACTAAATAGGTGTGTTTGTGAAATATGCTCTAATCGATACTGCTAATACTTTTTTCCGTGCTAGACATATCGCTAGTCGCAGTAGCGATACATGGGAAAAGATCGGTATGGCGCTACATCTATCTCTGTCGTCAGTCAATCAGGCTGTGCGAAAATATGATATAGATCATGTAGTATTTTGTCTTGAGGGCCGTAGTTGGCGTAAAGATATCTACACCCCTTATAAGGCACATCGTAAAATTGCTGAGGCTGCATTGACTGAAGCCGAGGCTGAAGAAAACAAAATGTTCTGGGAGACGTATGATATGTTTACTACGTTTCTACGTGAGAAAACTAACTGCTCTGTGTTGCGCCATGAACGGGCTGAGGCAGATGACCTTATCGCAAGATTCATACATCTGCATCCCAACGATGAACATGTAATCATCAGCAGCGATACAGATTACATTCAATTGATTAGTAATAATGTCAAGCAATATAACGGCGTTGGAAATCAATTGATTACCCTTGAAGGTTATTTTGATGACAAGGGTAAACCAGTCAAAGATAAAAAGACTGGAGAGCATAAAAAACTTGATGATCCACAATTTGTTTTATTTGAAAAGATCATGCGCGGCGATGCAGGGGACAATGTGTTTAGCGCATATCCGGGTGTGAGAACTAAGGGCAGCAAAAATAAAGTTGGTCTAATCGAAGCATATGCTGATCGTACACGGCAAGGCTTTAATTGGAACAATATGATGTTACAGCGTTGGGTTGATCATGAAGGCGTAGAACATCGTGTCCGTGAGGATTACGAACGAAATAAACTATTGATTGATTTGACTGCGCAGCCTGAGGATATTAAATCTAAGGTAGATGCTAGCATTCGTTCGGGTGTACGCATCACTTCTACGCCGCAGGTCGGAGTACACTTTATGAAGTTCTGCGGTAAGTACGAACTCAATAAGGTTAGTGAGCAGGCTGAAACATATGCAAAGTGGTTAAACAATCCATATATAGGTGAGTTAGCAAATGACTGATATTCTTAATAAAGACATGCTATGTAAGGATTGCATACATGCATTTGTTCCGTGGTATGATTATCCAAGCAG